ATAAACTTTTTTAAATGCGTTACCTGATAATCCTAAACCCCATAACATTCTTTCATGCTCTGGGCGATATTCTGGCATGCAGTCAACAAGTTGATAGTTCATGTTCTCTTGAACTCGTTGAGCAGCTTCCATACATTCTGGTGTTTCTCTACCGACAATAGAAGTCTTTACAGGGCCTGCAGCTGGAAAGGTCTCCATCATTGTTTCAGCTTGGAATTTAACTAATGCTTCGGACATCAAGGGATGAGTAACTGAACAAGCGCCTTCCCAAGGTTCTGATCTATCTTCCATATCAAAGCCAAGAAGTTCTAGTCCGTCTACATATGTTTTAAGCCAATCTTTTCTAGAATCAACGTCAGTATTAAAACCTTCAAGTAGATCTGATGATAACTCTTCAAGATATTTATCGTCTAGTTCTTCAGCTAAATTATCATCGAAGCCATCACGCTCTTCATCTTCTATCATAGCTTCTTCTATTACTTCGTCGTCTATGATAATCTCGATAGCCTCAACTTCTTGAGCTTCTTCGTCTAATCCTTTTGGTGCTTCATATAAAGCCTTATCTACGTCCATTTTTCCTCCGACCTATTACCTTTAGATACATTCCAGGTTCCTGGAACTACCTGTAGATTAGTAGGCTTATGCAACCCACCTTTAGTTAATGGTTTAATATGGTCAACATGCCATTCAAACCCCATTTGTTCTGTCCTTAATTGAGCTAAATTATACATCTCATCTATTACAAATTTGTCTAGTTCAGTCAATCTTATAGTCGCCCTAAATTTTAATGCTCTTCTTTCTGCTGCGAAAGCAGCTACTTTATCTTTGTTATTGTCTCTCCACTTCTTTTGGTAAGCAGCTGTTTTTTCTTTGTTCCTAGCTCTATAGCTTCTGTTTATAGCATTTACTGTTTCTTTATTTGCTTGTTGCCATTCTTTATGTTTTGCTGCAAGCATTTCTTTATTGGCTTTACGATAAGCTTTTCTATACTCTCTTATCTTATCTTTGTTTCTCACTGCATACGCTTTTGCGTCTTCAGGATTCTTATATGGCATAGAGTTTTTTCCCTCTCCGCGATTTAAATTGAAGTATATCATCAGGCTCATCTAAGGGCAAACGAATAAAACCACCTTGCCTAAAGCGAGCAAGAGCTAAAGTTGTCGCATCGACCAAGTCATCGTTTTTACCTGAAGGGAAGTCGTTGCACTCGGTAATAACTTCATGCGCCCAGCGCCTGTCTGGTGCCCAAACAACACCACCACTAAAGAGATCAGACACAGCATTAACACGGCTAATCTTATCTTGGCCTTTGCCTGGGGTGAACTCCGAGCAAGGTATCCCCATTCTTCTAAACTCTTGATATAGTGCTGCGCCATTAGATTTTTTCTCTACAATAAATGCATCAGGTTCTTGTTCTTGGTATTCTTCTAAACAGAGCTCTTTGAGTTCTGGGAATTCTAATCGTTCCTTAATAGCATTTAATAATATGATTGCATAATTATTTGTTTCTTCATTGAAGAATACGCCCCATGTTGTCAATGCATTATAGTCAGCCCTGTTGTTTGCTTCTTGAGCAGCATCAAGTGTCATTATAATAAACTCACATGGAGGGGGGTCATCATCAACGGGCCACATATTCCACCACTCTCTTTTAATTAGAGCACCTTCTTCAGATGTTGGGTTCTGCATATACTGTGCGTTCCAGTATCGTATATCCAACGCAGCACGTCTTGCTTTTAATTCTTCTAGTGACCAGAACTCAGGCCATAATGGAACTTCATTTCCCTTCTTATCTTCTAAAATAGCAGGGAATTCAACAACTTCCCAGTCATCGACCTCATCGTTCTTGGTCATCTGGTCTATAATCTGTCCCGTTAAGTCTAGCTTCGACCACCGAGTCATCACAACTACAATTGCACCTCCAGGCATTAGCCTTTGTAGAGGACCTGATTGAAACCATTCCCATGCGGGAAGAAACACATCGCCTTTACCTAGTTTAGCATCTTGCTCTGAATGTGGATCATCAATAATAAAGAGATCCGCGCCACGCCCTGCTAAAGCACCTCCAACACCGATAGCAAAATACTCACCGTTATAATTAGTCCCCCAACGAGAAGCAGACTTAGAGTCGGCTTGTAAGCTGATGTCCGGGAAAATGTCTTTATATTGTTCCGAACCCACGAGGTTACGTACCCGACGACCAAAGTTAACTGCAAGGTCAGCTGTGTGAGATGCCATAATAACCTTTTTTGCTGGATGTTTACCCAAAAACCAAGCCGGAGCCAGATAGGAAATAAGTTCTGATTTTCCGTGACGAGGCGCGATATTGACGATAACTCGTTTTCTAACTCCGTCTGCAATTTCTTCAAATAGTTTAGCCAATCTTGCATGATGTTCTCCTACTTTATAATCTGGATAGACGTGCTTAATAAAGTCCAGGAAGTTTTCTTTTCCTTGGGCCTTTACTATATTGCTTTTGTATTCTTTTAAGAGAGCCAGATGCTTTTGTTGCTGACGCTCTGTCATGTTAGGAATTTGTTTCTGTAGTAACTCTAAATCTTCGCTACTTATCATCGTCTTCTATTATTTCGTGTTCACCTTCGACGACTGATCCTTTGAGCTGCTGGATTGTTTCCATGAGCTCTTTCTCGAGTTCTTCCCCTGATTTAGTAATGTGCGTAATCTCAGTCTTCTTCTTGAAAGCATCGACACCATCAATCTCTCCTATTGCCCGAAGGGCCGCTATCTTATCTCTATCATTCTTGGCCATGGCAACCAGCTGTACAAAGTTGTTTACTACAAAGAGCTTGAGGTCTGCAAGTTCCTCAACAATCATACAGTTAGTTTGTCCAACTAGTCCGGCTAAGAAAGCCATCGTTTCATTTGGATACTGTTCAAATTCTGGTTTTAGTTTCTTGTTCGTCATCATTTCGCGAGCTAAGTCTTTCGCTTGTTCTTGATGTTCTTTAGATGGAGTTATATCGTCACCATTAATATCTGCAATCGCTTTGATTGTATTGGTTCTAACTTCTAGTTCTTGCTCCGCTGACATTTCTGGAGGTTTTTTGTTTCCCGGGTGAGGGACATCTTGGTCAATTGCAGGCATCACTACAGCGGGTTCATATAGATCGCTTTCTGACGCAGGAGATACTGTGGGTATTTTTAGTTTGCTCATTGTGTTTGCTGTTACACCTTGTATTATTTGCAGCTATGGTGTGGAGTATAAACTAAAAAATAATAAGCGACAAGCAGAAAAGATACAGTAGTACTAAATATAAGCAGATGTTAAGTATAGCAAAGAGTGTATATAGTGTGTTCATGCCCTAATTCTAGCGGAATCCCAGTAACCATGTGGTAGTGAGAAGCATTCCTATTATTTGAGATTTTTTGCGAAATATTTTTTTCAAGGGGCTAAATGTAAAGTAAGGGGGGCGTATTTGTAATATGTTTCGGTTATTTGAGCATATTAAAATGTAAACACTAAATAAAAAAAATTTTTAAAAATGAGCGGGTAGGGGGTAGGTGGGGTCTAGTGTATGTCACTTAATTAACAAACATGGGGATCTGTATGTGAAATTTAACAAACATAACTTTACATGTTATAATAAAACTTCATACACACAAGGAGATAACTATGACAACAGTACTAACAACCGCAGACCAAATACAGGCATACCAAATGTCAGTAGTTCGCCAAGGTCTTAAAGCTTTACTGATCGGGATGAAGATCAACTCATCCTACACGTCGTCCAACTGCAGATCATTCGTGTCTAACTTGACGGGAGTTAAATACCCATCAGGTAAGAAAGGATTGAATGCAGCGCTTTCAGATCTGAACGATAAGATCGAGGGCTTGAGGTCTTGAAGGATTACAATTGGTTCGATTGGTTCGCACTGATCGTTCATCTGATCGTGATCGGAATTGTGATCGTTAATATTTTAGGGTGGTTCTTTTGAGCCATCCTTTTTTATTAGGGGAACAGGTATCAAAGGGCTTGATGATAGCGACCAAATAAACATTAAATAAATACTTTACATATTATAACTTTACATGTTATAGTTAAGATTCATAAACACACAAGGAAAACATTATGACAAGAGAAAAGATTAACGGGATAGTATACGAAACTTTATATCAACCTGATTATACAAAAGACTTTACAAAAGTTAAAAAAGAGTTTCACGCCTTTACAGATTACAGGGCTGAACTTATGGATGCAGTCGACGAAGGTAGAATATCACCTGAACTTATGATTATAAGTCTCATCAAGTACATGTCACAAGATGATGTCAAAGACTGCCTAAAAATTAACGGACTATTGGAGGACTCAAACAATGACTACGAATAAAATACCTGAAAGTTTTAGAGGGTTGTCAGTTGGTGCTAAACCTGAAGTTGTACAGAATAGATTTTC